CGCCACCGGCATCGCCGTCGGTGCCACGGCGGGCATCACCAACGGAGTCACCGTCGCTGCGGCAGCGGGGAACACGTACACGAACGATACGGGGGTTGCCCTCGTCACCGGCGATTACGCGTTCCTGACGGCTGCTGCGGCACTCACGCCGTAACCGGGAGCAATCACATGAGCGACCAACTTCCACCCATCACCGAAGCCGAACGCGAGTGGCACCGGAAGCGCGCGTACGAGGCGTCCCTCACCGTCGAGAACGCCAAGGCCGAGTCCAAGGAACGCGAGCCGACCGACGCCGAACGCAAGCAGTATCAGGCGTATCTGGCCGCTGGCGGCCCCGCTGGCGAACCCGAATCGCTCGACCGCGCCGGTATCGGGCGCGTGGAAGCGAGCGATGCGGAAGCACAAGGCAAGGCTGCACGCACCAAGGCCGAGAAGCAGGCTGAAAAAGACGAAGCCGAAGCAGAGGAACGCGAGCGGCAACGTCAAGCGCAGGCGCATCACCGCGCGTAGACAGGCATCTCCTGCCTGAGTGGGGCGCAGCGTTCCAAAGGCGCTGCGCCCTTTTTACTGGAGGTACGATGACGACACGTGCAGGAGAGCGGGGTGGCATCGGCTTCACGGCGACGCGGCGCGTGGCATGCGTCGCTGCACCCGGCGTCGGCCCGTATGCGTACGTCGGCGGCCTCAAGTTCGATTCCACCGGCGCGCTCGTTACCGTGGGCAACAACGGCATCGCACCGGCGGCGGTGGCGAACAACTGGCCGCTGGACGCCAACGGCGCGCTCAAGATTTTCGTGCAGGACACGGCGCTGCCCGCGCATGCGAGCCAAGCCGGATTTGCGCGGGCGAACGGCGTGACGCAGGACATCTACTGCACCACGATCGTCGCCATTGATAGTTGGACGCAAGGGGTGCCATTCGGCGCCACGGAGGCTCTGTGCATCGGATTCGGGCCGCCGGTTTAATCACAGGAGGAAGGGAATGACCATGCAACTCAGCAACTTCGACATCCCGCCGGGTTCCATCCCCGGCATGCCCATGCCGGACGGACGAATGCACCAGCCGGAGGAACCGATGGCGCCCGGCGACGAACGTCTGTTCGTCCAGTTCTACATGGGCGCGGTGAAGGACGATGAGGCTTCGGCCGCCGCCGGGCATCCGGTGTTCCGCTCCACGCCGTTCGTGAAGATCATGGTGCCGGGCGACAAGAACACGGTCATCGACACCTTCGCCGATGAGCAGTACCAGCGCCGTTTCTCGAAGCTGTGGAACGCGTTTACGGCGAACGAGAAGCAGGAACTGGTCGGCTTCCCGATCAAGGAATGGCCCGCCATCACCCGCGCGCAGGCCGAGGAACTGATGTACCTCAACATCCGCACGGTGGAGCAGCTTGCGAGCCTCGCTGACGTGTACGGCTCGCGCATCATGGGGTTCAACGACCTCAAGCGGAAGGCCGAGGCGTTCCTCGCCAACGCGAAGGATGCGGCGTTCGCCGAGAAGTTGAGTACGGAGAACTCGGCGTTGAAGGCGATGATCGACGCGCAGGCCGAGGAAATCAAGAAATTGTCGGCGAAGTTCGAGGCATCGCAAACCAAGAAGGGCTGACATGTCCAACGGCACCGCGCTGTACGTGATCCAGACCGCTGCAACCGAGATGGGTGTGCAAGCGCCCACCGGCGTCAACCTGCCTGATTTGCAGACGCAGCAGTTGAAGTCGCTGTACAACCTCACCGGGCAGATGCTGGTGAAGCGGCGCGTGTGGCGCCAGATGTTCGCCGAAAACAACTTCACCACGGAGGACGGGCTGGCGGCGTATCCGCTGCCCGCCGATTTCCAGCGTCCCATTTCGCAGACGGAGTGGGATCGCAAGAACCTCTGGCCCATGATCGGGCCGGAGACTCCGCAGCAATGGCAATGGCTGAAATCGGGCATCCTCTCCACCGGGCCGCGCGAGCGGTTCCGGCTGGTGGGGGATACGATGGAGATTTGGCCCACGCCTTCCAGCGACCCGGCGAGCGGTGGTATCGCGGCCGGACTCACGCTGTCGTACTTCTACATCAGCAAGTGGTGGGTGATCGCTGCGGATGGCACGACGCGCAAGGCCGCAGCGGACAAGGACGACGATTCGTGCGTGTTCGATGACCGCTTGATGATTAGCGCGGTGAAGCTGCGCTTTTATCAAGCAAAAGGCTTTGACACCACCGCGTTCGCGGCCGACTTCCAGAACAACCTTGACGACGCCATCGCGCAGGACAGCGGTGCGCCGATCCTGTCGATGAGCCGCGAGCCGCAGTTCCCGCTCATCACGATCTACAACATCCCCGATGGCGGGTGGGCTACGGGCCAATAATGCCGCGCTCGTCATCCCTTGCTGTTGCGAACAAGCGCGTTTCGGAAACGACCACGCTGCCCGCCCCCACGGGAGGGCTGAACGCGCGCGACTCTCTCGCCATGATGCAGCCGGATCAGGCGGTGGAACTCATCAACCTGTACCCGAAGCAGTACGGGTGCCAAGTGCGCAAGGGGTGGAAGCAGCACGTCACCGGCATTGGCGGCGTCACGCCGAAGCCGGTCGAAACGCTGATGAACTACGCGGCGAAGGACAGCAGCGAAAAGCTGTTTGCCGTTGCGGACGGCAAGTTCTACGACGTGACCAACCCCGGCCCGGTTGGCGCGGCGGTGCTTACCGGGATGACGAATTCGCGTTGGCAGCACACGATGATGGCAAACCAGTTCGGCAACTATATCTCTGCCGTGAATGGTGCCGACACGCCGAAGTTTTACAACGGCACCGCATGGGCCGACCACACGTTCACCGTCACCGGCTCGCCGACGCTGACGATGAGCAACCTCATCAACGTCGCGCACGTCCATCGCCGCCTCTGGTACGTCGAGAAGAACACCGGTAACGCGTGGTATCTGCCGGTGGATCAGATCAACGGACAACTGACGTGGTTCGGCGTGGGCGAGGTATTCCCGAATGGCGGCTATCTCGTTGCGATCGAAGGCTGGTCAACGGACAGCGGCGACGGGATGAACGAATGGACGGTGTTCATCGGTTCGCAGGGCGACGTGGCCGTGTTCGAGGGCTTCGATCCGTCCTCGTCCGGTGCCTTCAACTTGAAAGGCGTCTACAAGATTGGCTCCCCGCTCGGCTACCGCTGCGTGCGCAAGTACGGCTCCGACCTCTTGGTGCTGTGCGAGGACGGCGTGATGGCGATGTCATCCGTGCTGGCGCAGTCGCGGGTGCTGCTGGCGCAGCCGCTCTCCGACATCATCCAGCAGGCGCTGTCGGACGACGTGACGACGTATCGCACCCTGTTCGGCTGGGAGATGGCGCTGTTCAACCGCTACCAGTTCCTGTTCGTCAACGTACCGATCAATTACACGAACAAGCAGTACGTGATGAACTCGGTGACGATGGCGTGGTGCGAGTTCTACGGTTACGAGGCGCACACGTGGGAGCGCCTGCACGAAGAACCGTACTTCGGCGGTGACGGGTTCGTGGGCCGCGCGTGGTACGGCAGCGCCGACGACTTCAATGACGTGACGCAGCGCGGGCAGTCGGTGCCAGCGCAATGCCTGCAAGCGTTCAACACGTTCGGCTCGCCTGCCACGCAGAAGCATTGGACGATGATCCGGCCGATCTTCAACGCGGAAGCGGAGCCGCGCCTCACGGTCGGCATGAACACGGATTACAACCTGCTGGACGACAGCGGCGCGCCACCACCGCAGAGCAAGGACTTGGCGCCTACGCTGTGGGGAACGAACGCATCGCCGCACGCGATATGGGACGAGAGCAAGTGGTCGGCGGGGCTGCGTTCGTTCACTCGCTGGTTCAGCGTGAACGACATCGGGTTCGCAGGCGCCATCTACATCAAGATCGCGGCGTCCAACGAAACGAACTGGGTGGCAACACATTACGTGGTCGAAGCCGGAGGGACGCTGTGAAGATGATCGTCACGCATTGCGAGGAAGCCATCGCCCCGTTCATGGAGTCGATGTGCCATTCGCACGGCGCGTTCATGGCCGGGCGCGGCATCGGCCTGCTCGAAGCGCCACCGGACGACGGCGGCCCGGTGGTGGAGGCGCAACTCATCGCCGCGTGCTGGTACGAGGGCTGGAACGGCGCGAACATGAACATCCACGTCGCGGCCCTTCCCAACCGGCGCTGGATGACACGCGATTTCCTGTGGTACGTGTTCCACTATCCGTTCGTTGAATGCGGGGTGAAGCGCCTCACCGGCCTCGTTGCGTCAACGAACCACGCAGCACGGCGCTTTGACGAGCATATCGGCTTCACGCTGGAGGCAACGCTCAAGGACGCAGCACCGGACGGCGACATGCTGGTGTACCGCATGTTCAAGGACGAATGCCGCTGGCTCAACATTCGGCGCAAGCCGCCGATACCGGAAGGAGTGCATTGACATGGGTATGACAGGTGGCGGTTTCAGCGGCGGCGGGGGTGGGGGCAAGGGCCAGAACAACTTTCCTTCTCCGCAATACGGCATGCCGTCGCCGCAGGGCGGTGGGCAGCGCGGGTATCACCCGTCGCCGGGCATTAGCCCGCAGCCGATGCCGATGCTCAACGGCCCACCGGCGGGCAACGGCGGTGGCATTCTCCGCGACGCGCAGGGCGGCATGGGCGTGCGCAACCTCGGCGGGCCGACGATGATGCCCGGCGCTACCACCGGCGGCAACATGGCTGGTACAGCGCCCGCACAGACCGGTGGCGCACCGCCCGGCATGGTGGCCGATCCAACACGGACGGGCGGCGTTCGTCCGTGGGATGCGCCGGGCTTCGACCCGACGCACGGCGGGCCGTTCTACAAGCCCGCGCCGCAGTCACCGGGCATGCCGACGCAGATGCCCGCAGCGACCACCGGCGGCAACATGTGGCAAGACCCGCGCAACCTGTCGCCGATCGGCAAGGGAGGCATGCCGCCTGCGTACGGACAGAAGCCGGGGCAGCCGCCCGCACCGGCGCAACAGCCCGCTGCAACAGCACCCTCGACACCGGATTACTCCGGTGGATGGCAGGGCGGGAACTAGGAGAACGACATGGGCAGCATGGGCAAAGGCAGCGCGCCGCAGGCACCGCAGGCGCCCGACTTCTCTGGCCTCGCGCAGCAGCAGGGCCAGCAGAACATGCAGAACTCGTACGCGCAATGGCTGATGAACAACACCAGCCAGAGCAACCCGTGGGCGTCGAAGGGGCTGGTGTCCGATCCCAATTCGCCCACCGGATTCTCGCAGGCGACCGTGCTGAATCCCGCTGACCAAGCGCGCTTGGATCAGCAGAGAGGGGTGCAGTCGGGAATGATGGGCGGGGCGCAGCAGATGCTCGCGCAGATGCTGGGAGGCGGCAGCGGCAGCCCTAC